TCCCGCACGGCAGGAACCAAAAATATTCAATGAATACCGTGACTCAATTGACAGACTGATCGTCCCGGATGGATTCACACTCGACACGTTTTACGTCATCAATGACTGTCCGGAATTGATCCCATGCATGCGTCCGTCAGATAACTACACCGTCTTCGACACAAACGAAGTATACTTTAAAACACATAACGACCATATTTGGACAGACCAAAACATGCGCGCAATGGAAACGCTCCGGAACATGACCATCCAGTACGCACTCGATCACGGGTATGACTACTGGTTCTCCGTAGACACTGATCTCGTGCTGCACCCGGACACGCTCCGCTTCCTGCTCGACGCAGACAAGGACATCGTGTCTGAAATATTGTGGTCTACATCAAAAGATATCCACACATGGTGCAACGCATGGATGTGCGACCAGGGATCCGGTATGCTCAATGAATGGCACAACCCTGGACTCTACCAGTGCGGGATGACCGGCGCATGCACACTTGTTAAACGCAAAGTGCTCGAAGCCGGCGTTGACTACACACACATCCCGAACATTCAGCGCGCACTCTACGGAGAGGATCGTCACTTCTGCGTTCGGGCTGCCGTACATGGATTCGAACTGTGGGTTGACTCACATTGCCCTGCAACACACCTGTACACAGAGCAGGAGTATAAAAAGTATATGGCATGGAAGGAGGCTAACCGAAATGGATAAGGACACGGAAAATAAAGTTGTTGATATCGTGTCAAAACAGAAACACAAACGGCCAAAACGAAGCGAAGAATACTTACCACAGTACGAACCTGGAGATATGGCCCGTATGATTACGGACGCTGTGAGTTTGTCAAGCTTTGGGCCAGTTGATATTAACGATCCTGATGCTGTTGAAGAACGAATTAATAAGGCCCTTAAATATATGATTAAACACGATATGAAGCCTACCGTTGAGTCGTTGGCTCTTGCTTTTAATACGAATCGAATGCAGTTGTGGCGGTGGTCAAACAATGTGGAATGTGGAAATATACCAGAGCGGTCTCGTTACGCTATAAAAAAAGCCTATAGCATAATGAACCAGCTATTGACTCAGACTATGGCTGACGGAAAAATCAATCCGGTCGCGGCAATATTTTTGCTCAAAAACAACCATGCTTACAAGGACCAGACGGACGTGGTGGTCACACCGAACAATCCGATGCAGGGACTGGATGCGGAACAGGCACGCAAGCGTTTGGAGGAAGCGATCCCGGACGAGGACGAGTGAGCCTGGGCATGGGTATATATACTACTTATACGAATAAATAATAATATATATACCTTACGACGTGACAGGTTGCTTCAGGGTATAAAAAAAGAAGCAGGGGGATTATCCCTGCTTCCTGCTGCGGATCCAGCGGCTGAGCGTCGATTGCGATACGTTGAAATGAGCGGCGATCTCCGCGTTACTCATCACATTGGCGTCGTACATGGCCAGCGCCTGCTGACGGTCCTTATCCGTTCCGGCACGGGGACGGCCTCCGCAGCGACCGCGGGCCCGGGCGGCCTTCAGACCGTCAACCGTGCGCTCAGCGATCAGGTCACGCTCAAACTGAGACAGAGCGGAAAGCATCGTCAGCATCAGTTTCCCCGTGGCCGTGGTTGTGTCCAGGTTTTCCTTCAGGCTGACAAGGTGGACGCCCATCCCGGTCAACCGGTCGACGAGATCAAGCAGGTCCTTTGTGGAGCGGCTGAGACGAGAGAAGGAATCGATGACGAGGATGTCACCGGGGCGGAGCGTAAGCAGCATGGTCTTGAGCTCCGGCCGGTCTGATTTCGTTCCGGTCATCTTCTCATTGAAGATCCGTTCGCAACCGGCGGCGCGGAGGTTGTCCAGCTGGCGGTCCAGGTTCTGGTCTTGAGTGGAAACGCGGGCATATCCGATTTTCATAAGGCGTAAACCTCCCTTCATGGAAATATGATACCATAAACGGGGGATTGTGGCAAGTAGAAATAGACATAAGTAAAGACAAAAATAACAGATCAAAACAGGGAAGATTTAAGTAGGAAAACAGGACAACAGACGAGAGTCAAAAACGAGCGTATTTGAACAAAGAAAAACCGCCCCGGGAACGGATCCCGGAGCGGAGGCGGAGCGGGTGTATCACATGGTAGCGACCAGGCAATTCCAGACGGCAGCCATCAGGTCCGGCGTCATGCCTTCCGGATATTCGACGCCTTCCGCGGTCCAGTTTGACATGGTATAGGCAGCGTCTTCCGCGGTCATCGGTTCCGGGTCACCTTCGCCCAGCAAGCAGGTAGCCAGGAACGAAATCGTTTCTTCATACAGCATTTCAGGCGTCATGTTAATTCCTCCCCTTAGCCGGCGCGGCGGGCGCCGGCGGTCCAGTAATTGATCATGCGGGTGATTTCTTCTTCATGGTACATGTAGAGTTCATAACGGTCCAGGTCGGCGCCGTCGCGGAGGTACCCGATACCTTTACCGGCTTTTTTCGGGTCCGGCAGCGTCTCACAACCGGCGGAGGCGATCAGGTAGCGGGACTGTGCAGCGGTGGCGGTGCGGAGGCCCAGAACGGTCTGAAAATTGCATTTCAGGACGGTCGGGATTGTCACGGCCATGACGTTCTGAGTACAGGCGATCACGTGAACACGGGCTGCGCGTCCTACCTGGGCAAGGCGCTGGAGCGGAGGCAGGGCGGCGGCCTTTTGCGAGACCATGAGATCCGCGAGCTCATCAATAATGACGTACAGGTCCGGGCCGGAATATTCCCGGACGCCAGCGCGCTGCATTTCAGAAAAGCGGCGTTCAGTTTCTTTGACGGCGACCTGGAGCGCGTCGATCATGTCTGACGGTTCAGAGGCATAGCGGACGACGTGCGGCAGCCGGGCGTACTGGACAAGCTCCACCTTTTTCGGGTCCAGCAGGATAAAGCCGCATTCTGACGGGGCACGGGTAGCGAGAAGCGCGTATATTATGCCGTTTACGGTCACGCTTTTACCGGAACCTGTGGCGCCTGCAATGAGCAGGTGCGGACGGTCAGCAAGAGCGGAATACAGGCGGAAAACGCGACCGCCTGGCGTGGTTGTCGGAGCGGAATTATACATTGCTTTATACCTCCATAATTTCAAAATCAGTATGCGCAAGGCGGAAAACAAGAGAAGCGGCGGAGCGGATACCGGAGCGGATCCCGTTTATATATTCGGTCACATAACCGGCACCGCTTGTATATATGCCGTCCTCCGCGAGCGTGTGCGCCATGCTCCAGGAAAACGGACCGGAAACAATAACGGCACCCGGAGCGGCGGAGCGGAGCAGCTCCGCCACTTCATCCTCAAAAAGGCCAGTGTACTTTCTTCCCATGGTCTGAACCTCCCTTGTCAATCACCACAGGCGAGACGGGGCAGTGTGTACGGATAGACGGCCGGAGCGGAGCACCTGACCGCAAAAGGGGTGGAGCGGTTACAGGTCCGATATACCAGGACCGTACCGGAGCGGGCCGGAATTCTGAAGGCCATAAACCCGGCGCTTGTATCGTAGGAAAACTTTATTTTGTGCGAGCGGAGCGACAGCTCTATATCTTTTTCGGTCCGGGCGTCCGCAACAACGGCGCGGATCCGGTCCGCCGTCAATAACATTTTCATATGTTTACACCTCCGTTTCGTATGCGTAAAGCTGTCCGGAATAAATGCCGTTCTCTTCTGCAATGCGGCGCGCGGTTTTGTAGTCGTGCGGAACGCATACCGAGCGGATGGCGGCGTTTCTTTCCTTTACGGGGCCCGTGAAATATTCCGCGTCATTTAGGCCGCGCCGGTCCGGACCAATTGCGTACACTGTAGTCATAAACGTGTCCGCCGCGAGCGCGTAAAAGTTGCCGGAAAGACAGATAATATACGTGTGCGCGTTTTTCAGTGGTTCGGACCACGGCAGGCCCTGCATATAATGGCGTTTAGCCTCCGCCGGGTCCCACTTGCCCGGGAAAGTATCGCGGCCGCGCTCGCCGTCAACAACTATTTCATATCCGAAAAAGCTTTTTGTGTTCCTGTTTTCGTGCACGTCGTAAACGGTATAATACATTTTCAAAACCTCCGTTTCATATATCGCGCCGCGGCTCCGGGCGGATCCGCTCCGCCCGGTCCCGTTACAATCAAGCGCTTTTCTTTTCCGCGTCCGCCGTTATAACGGCGTTGACTGTTTTTGACGTCGTCGTTTTACCGTACGTGTCTTTTATATC